CTCTATAAACCACTACAGAAAGCAACAAAAGATTATCTAATCAGGAGATCTGGACAACCATATTTTGTTTGGTATAAGACTGGTGGGTTTTATAATTGGCACTTGGATGCATTCCCTATCTCTGGTATTGCACCACACTTTAGTTACACTGTAGCTCTTAATGACCCTGATGAATATGAGGGTGGAGAGTTAGTTATTCGTGTTGGTAATACTGAATCATCATTTAAACCACCAAAAGGATCAGTTATTTTATATAATACTGGTCTTTGGCATAAAGTAAATGAAGTCACTAGTGGTGATAGAAAGGTGGCTATTGGTTGGGCAGAGAGTTACATTAAAGAATCTGCTATGAGACAGAATATTATTGATCTTAAGCTGGCAATCAATAATGTTGCTGATGACATTAGTCATGAACAACTAGAGAAACTTGAATCCGCAAGAATGAACATGATTAGAGAATTTGTAGATAGACCATGACATATATTACTAGCGACGTTTTACAATACGATAACTTCTTTGATCGAGACGATTGGGAAGAGATTAAGAATAAGACTGGATATGGATCGCGATGGACCTTTGGTCACACCTCATTAGGTAAAGATCATCCAGATTATAATAGTTGCACACCATTCTGGAAGCAGGATTTTGCTGAAGATGCTTTCTTTTATGATCACCTTCTAAATAAGATACAGAAGAAACTAAATACACGATTCAAACTACAACATGTGTATGCTAATGGGCATACTTACGGTCTAGATGGGTCAATTCATGTTGATGCAGAGACTGATAACGGAAGAACGCTATTGTTATATGTAAATCCTAAATGGCATCCAATGCTAGGTGGGGCAACTAACTTCTACATCAATGATGGTGAAGTACATAGTATTTTTCCAAGACCAAACAAAGCAGTATTGTTCCCTGGTAAGATACCACACTGTGCTGCACCGTGTACTAGAAACTTCAAAGGATTAAGAGTCACTGTCGCCTGGAAAATGTTTATCGATGATTAACCAAAACTATCAGATCTTCAATCTACAAGAGATTCTTGGACGCTATGCAATGACAGCTGGTGTTCCATTGGCGTTCATTAGAGTCACTGGATGGAACAATAGCACTAATGTTGATGCTATCAATACATCTATTGCTAGATATTCAAAAATGCTAGAGTCAGATCTTATTGCTGACATGAAAGATTCAGAGTATGTGGTGGTAGAGCTTGAGAAACTAGATCAGGGTGTTCTTGATTACTTTGATGACAACTTCCCTGATAGTCAAGCAGCTGTTGCTAATCCAGAGATGTATGTGTTTTATGCATTGTATAATGATCTAGGACAACTTATCGCATCAAACGAATGATCTTCTCCGACACTTACACAGTAAAAGAAGTCTACAGTGTATTGAGGCAAGAGCATCTATACACAAGTTCGATGATGCCGTGGTTGTATACATCGTTGAAAGATGTGAAGTATCAACCTGCAATAGCAGATAATGCTCGTAATAATATAAATGAAATCTTTGTATTTGATTATTTAATTAGCGGAGTGGCTCCTATTATTGAAAACGAGCGCAAGGAGTTTCGTGTTAATCATAATGGTAATGAGCACTTGTCTTATGAGAGTAGGGTAATCTTATCGTACAATGCACTGTATCAACAGCGTCAGTTACAACATCTAATCGATGAGACAAACACCTCACATTTGAGGGACGCATATGATAAGGCTACAGAAGTTCTTCATACACTTCATGCTAATCCAGACGCACGTATAAGTTTTGATAAAGGCGCTCAACTTGTTGGTTATTTGTATGATATCTCTGGTACTCCTACCGCAATAAAGGTGAAACAAGGTCAGGGTCTAGATTATAACATTACTGGTAACGAAGTAATGTCTAGACTTGTCGCGCATTGTAAAAGAAATCCTTTGTACCTAGATGGTGAGATGATCTTCCATGCTGATGGTAGAGAATCATTTAGATTAAACTGTCAATATCATACAGCATTTTGGAGAGAAAGAAAGAATAAAAAAGAGACCAGAAGTGTGATCACCAGTGAGATCAATCGTGAGAAGATTGAGTTGAGAGATGAACAGATTTCAAGAGAACATCTATATGGTCTGTCATCTGCAAAGGGTGATTTCTTGACAGAAGAACATGGAAAGTATATCAATAGCGTATTTCCTGACACTCGTCAAGTAGTATTTGACAATGGAGTAAGAAGAGGACTACAGAACTTTAGAGTTGACTTTGAGTTTGTATTTGAGAACAATGAATTGGTAGATATTCTATTGTTTAGGACAACACACAACGAGTTTAAAGAGATCGAGACCCTGATCCCTTGACAACCAGGGGCTGATGCTGTATGATTCATGGGTTGATCACCCCCTACATAATGCAAGGTTCATTGCCTGACCGTTCTGCGCTCAATATTCATGACGCTGCCTGCCTCGCTCCTTTCTTTCGTGCTCAAGCACCTCACGGTGACATTCCAACACGTCAGGAACTACGTGCGAGGGGTCTACAGTCAAAGAAGCGTGAGGACTCTCTCAAGGGCATCTGTGATGCTCTGAATCGTGTCTACCCTGATAGTGTTGACTACAGTGTAGTTGAAGATGCTCGCAAGCGCAAGCAAGCTGAAGCAAAAGCAGAAAAAGAGGCAGCATGTACGAAGAACTAAATTCATTTGAAGAAGCACTTAAACATTTCGGTACTAGAGTTGAATACACTATTGCCATGGAAATGTCACGACGCATCACTCCTGAAGATGCGTATCAAATGATCAAGGATGAACTCAAAGAAGTCAAAAAGTGCCGTAAACTATTCAACAAGGAGCAAGCATAATGTCATCACCACGCCAAAAAGATCCATCAGATCCACTTTATGATCCTAATGATAAGTGGAATGAGTACAAGGTAGATCTACATTGTAATGAAGAACACTCACCTGATGAGTGGGATCCAAAGACAGAAGGTAAGATTGCTGATCCACAATCAAGACACCAAGATAAGGTATTAGATAAGTTCTGTGATGATCACCCTGGTTCCCCTATGTGTAAGGTATTCGATGACTGACGAAGAACTTAAGCAACAAAGACGACGTGATGCATTCAATCTCTTTTATGAAAGTGTATTGAAGCCTGACAATAGACTACGGTCATGTGCTCACAATCAAGAGTGCTTCAATGAACTAATGGAGTGGCGAGCTGATATCATTTCATATCTAGATGACAGAAGGAATCGTGAATTCTAATCTATATACTTAAGTTTACATTTATTGCCATGACCAAACATGACATGTTAATCGACTCCATCAACATCAAACTGCACGAAGTGTTTAACATGGGCAGGACACTAGATGATAGTGACTGGGACGATGATGCAGCATCACAAATCTCTCAACATATTCTAGAACTAGTTGAAGACCATCAACAATCAAGGAAAACTAATTATGGAGTCCACAATGGACAGTATCAATGGCGAGCAAGTGACTGAAGTTGTTGTACCTGAAGGTGCAGAACTCATTGATGATGTATTCTATGTCTGGGAAACTAGGTATGGATTGTATTCTACAATGACAAAGCAAGGTCGTCAAATGATGACTGGTGGTACTAAAGATGGTGTCACTGTTATGACACGTTGGCATCTTAAATGTGAACAGGAGGGTACACTACATCTGTACACTAGAGCTGTCAATACTACCCAAGGTGTCAAGTTGTGATGGAACAGTTTAGTAATCACATAAGTGGTGAAACAGTAGAAATTGCTACTATACCCATCTTTGCAACACCATTGATAGTTACTAAATTTCCAAAGCATGAATCATATGAATGGAAATCATTTGACAAGGTAGTTAGAAAGCCAGATGTGTGGTTTACTCCTCTCAACACATCATTTCCTGATATTAAGGAGGATGATCCGTATCTCGATCATGAGACTGCGGAGAATGTTAAAAGAGATGTGTTAGAGCATTGCCAGAAAGTTCTTGCTTGCTATAATATGCCAGTTGACATACGATACAGTAACTTCTGGTATAATGCATACTATGAAGAGCATGGTCAAGAACCACACGATCATTTGTCACCTGATAACCTAAACCCATACTGGTCTGGCATATACTTTGCAAACAATTGTTGTGAAGGACAGTTGACATTCCAGAAAACAGATCTTTCTATGCGTACACAACAACTGTTCAAGCATAGTGATAGTAAGATCCGTGATTATTACGAAGAACTCTGGACATCATATATCCATGATGGACATATATTGTTGTTCCCACCACATCTGAAACATGCTGTAAAGGTAGGTAAGGAGAATCGTAATAAGATGAGGTTGACATTCAGCTTTAATCTTGCTATTAATAGGAGTGCGTACCTACCTGATGAATATTTTCGTAACGAGCCAGCATCCGACTGAATCAGCAGAGTGTCTACCTGACAAGCATATTGTCAAGATGCCGTTAGAAACATGTCAGATGCTATCTATTGTGTGCTCTAACAAGTGGGGACATAGTTATGGCACAATACCTAAAGCAGATGGTAATCCATATGCTACTGATAAAGGTGCATTCCGTAATCATCCTTGTACTAAATGGGCGAATGAAACTGTAGAGAACTCTAGATGGTTGCTTGCTCATGGTATAGCATTATGTGAAGAGTATTTCAATCGATATGGTAAATGCCATACTTGTTTCAAGACTCTCCTTGTTGCTGATGAGATCATTCCTTATGTGAAGTGGGATAATCATACTCCATTTGTTCGTGCAATGCCTGAAGAGTACAAGTTTGATGATAGTATAGATACATTGACGGCATATAAAATGTATATTGCTTCTAAACCATGGGTAGCTAGTAATTACCTACGACTACCAAATCGTAAACCTGACTGGATTTAATGAGATATATTGTTCCTGTTGATGATGAAGGTGTACTCACATTTCCTGATGAGCTCATGGATGCATTAGATTGGCATCCAGGTGACACACTATTATGGATAGATAACAAAGATGGATCATTCACACTAAAGAAAGAAAACTAATGGCACTATCAAAATCAGTTGAAGACTCACTGGATGAAGCAGAGTCTAACCTACGTAATGCATTAGCATTTGCTGCAAGACAAGAGAAACCTTTCGTTTGTAACGTTATTGCAGAGATGATCACTAAAATTGACTCAATGAAACAAATGGATAGTATCATGGATAAGCTAGATAACCGTAACTTTGGAGATAGCGGAACATGGGGACCAATCGCAGAGTAAATATTGAACTAGGATCAGATCTACAGGATGAATATGAGTATTGGTTAGAAGCGAAGCGATCATTATGCACAGAACGTAGTATCAATTCATTTCTCAATTTCATATCAGTATATGGCACACACAACAACCCAAAAGACCCTGACGAAACGTGAAGCATTATGGATATGCAGACGTATGATAAAGGTTTGGCATAAAGAATTGCGTGGAGATGCAGCAGGTAAGCAATTGTACTGGTCTTTTTTCCTTGACACACTACACAATTGTGGTAGAATATCTGATGAAGACCACGCAACTTGGCAATGTCCATTCAAGTAACACTGACCAAAGAAGAATTAAATATCATTTGGAGCGCACTGAATTACATGACACGCGGACAAGAGAGTATTGTCACGACAAAGTATGGTAGTGTCTCCAAGTTAGCGACTAAAGTTAACACCATCCTGTCTACAGGAAGACATGGAAAAGATCTAGACCTCTTGTGACACTACGCAAAGCTGCACACTACCCGTTGCTGTGCGCTCTCTACACTCTACAATATGCAAGTACACAACACAGGAGCACACCATGTGGGATGAGATCAACGATATGGAAGGCGAGATCTTCGACTTCGATGATGTAAGTGATGACATTCCATCCATCCTATCGCTCACTGATGAAGACATTGATCAGTTGATTAATGATCACGAAGCAAACACTGACGACAACAACTGATCATGCAAAAGTACGAACTCACCATTCAATCTAACAGTGGAAAATTTCTTCAACGACACATCGTTTCTCGACAAACTGCACAAACTGTCTGCGATTTCGTCAAATACAATGGATACCAAAACTACGCAGATGTCAAGTTCATCGTTGCAGAATGTTGTTCCTGATGCATTTGCACTCGCATTAGAAGCTCGTGCTGCACATTATGAAGTGACTGTAGATTATTATATCGAAGAGTTTCTTCTGTAGTATACATATCATTGAATAATGTACGACTATTCATCCATGACTGATATCGAACAATCCATGGTAGATGAGATGAAATCACTCATCAAAGATCATGCAGATACCATCAACGATCTATCTGCATACATCAAAGAACTCAAACAACAAATGTCCGACATGCATGATAGATTCTATGACTGCTGATGTTATTCATGACTTTGATTCACATCTAGACAGCGGTCATGTGTGGAAGGTTGAGATCGAACAAGAGTGGCAAGATGATCAAGCAGAACCACCTAATGGTGTGTATACTGTTGACACATATCTCATCGCACCCGATAGAGATCTAGCACAGTATATTGCTCACAAACTATATCCTGACACTGACTTCCTCTCAATTCAAGATCAACCATGCACAAGAGACAGCTATGTATCCAATAGGAACAGAGGTAGAGTATGACGGATACTATGGTGTTGTCACATTCAACTATGAAGATCAACAATGCACCATATGCATCAAAGTTGTACCTGATCACATTCCTAGATCAGTCTGTCTCGTAGTACACAAACAAAACTTTCACAAAATTCACCTTATCAATGGAAACCGACGTGATTCTTGACAACATGGAACAGTACAACTATGAAGGCGACTGGACTGATGATCCAGCGATTCGTGAGTCTATCTTGCGTGAGGCAGCCGAGCAGGTGCTGTGGGACAGTATTGAAACTGTACCCGAAGACCTGCTAGCAGACTACTAGGCTGTATCATAGGGCATGTCACCACCATCGACCTGGGAACTAATGTTCATTGATCAGAATCTAGAGCGTACAATCAAGTCCCTCCAGGAGGCGCTAGAACGTGCCGATGCAGCGACTAGGATGGATTCTCCCGTTGACGTGGATGGAATGCCCTTCGTGGACCCCATAGACGACTCTCCTGCCCCATCCTATTCATATGCTATGGGTTTACTTGCAGCACAGATAGACATTGCTCTATATGATCTGAAGAGTATTCGTACACAATTGAAGAACGCATGAAACTTGATAGTAAAGCAAGAATTGTAGGCAGTGTTGGAGTCATCACTGCCTATTTTATTGTCTTGCATGTAAATGTATTACTTGGTGTGATCATTCATTTTGTGGCTGATCTAATCAGTGTACCGTATTTCATTCGCACTAAAGCATGGGACGTGGTGATCATGTTGGCATTCCTCTTGTTCATCGGCATGTCCAAGCTGACCAGTATGTGAAGTGTCCACTATTGTGGCACAGCACTCCAAAACCATGTATATTAAGAGAGTCAAAGCAAGGCACCCATGGCAGTCACAGCAGTCAAGCACTCTCACTATCGCATCGAGATCGACACTGTAGACGCTCCACAGCACCCCATCGTGTATTTCCGCAAGTGTGGCAAGTGTACGACTCACAAGGGCATGGAGAGGCAGATGGAGCGTATTGTGAATGAGACTATTGAGCAGTGGCGTCAATACTCTCAACAGATCCGTCGCTACACTGTCTCCCGTGTGCCAGCAGAGGAAGTGCCCACCAACTGACCCACAGGGCACCAGATGCCCTATACTTAATTCATCAACCAAACACCCCACGTCATGCAACTCACAAACAACGTCTGCACTGTTGACTTCTTTCCCGAGGCATTCATCGCTGAAGGTGACAACGTAATCGTCAAGCGTTTTCAGAAGCGTGT